CTTATACGATCAAGCTATGAAAGTAGTAGATGCAGCATTTGAGATAGATGATGAAGATGAAAAAATGAGAATCATAAATGATATTAATAGATCTTTTGATAAAACAGAGGGAACTGGTTCATCTAGAGCTGCAAACTCTTATTATAGAATTATTCAGAAATATGGCTATCTACTTAACAAAGATAGAATGGGTTTACCTAGCTTGCCTGGTACGGAAGTATCCGGAGATAAACTTAAACTAGCACTTGAAATAGCAAAACAAAGAAAACCTGGTCAAAGAATAACAAATAAAGATCTTCAAGAAATTATTCTTATGTTTGAAAATCTACCATCTAAATCTATGATGATGGATACCACTACAGGAGAGGGTGCTAATATCTTTAGAGTTAAAGAAGCAGATGGTGGCAGAATAGGTTATCAGACAGGTGGTATTACAGAACAGAGAACATTACCACCAGAGTTTGTAGAAGCAGCACAGAAAACATTTTTAACTGACTTATCTAGACAAGCTGGTATACCAAGTATTACAACAGCTGTTCAACAACAACCAGGTGAAACAGCACAGCAGTTTGCAAATAGACAAGCACAAGCACAACAGTTTCAAATTACAAGAGCTGGTATGGCAGAGCTTGCACCACAAGTTGCAGCACAAGATCCATTACAAGCTGCAGCTTATGCACAAGCAGTTGATCCAACAAAAGGACTTGGAGCGTTTCAACCATTTTTAACGGCAGCACAAACAGCGGCAGGCGCAGCGGCAGGGTTAACAGGACCTATGACAGCAGCACAACAAACTGCATACACATCTCCTTTTCAACAACAAGTTATAGACACAACTCTTGCAGAGTTTGACAAACAAGCACAGATGAGACAGAATCAACTAGCAGCACAAACACTAGGTGTTCCAGGTGCATTTGGTGGTGGCCGTGAGGGTGTACAAAGAGCCGAGTTTCAAGCGACAAGTGACGCTAACAGAGCGAGAGTATTAGCAGATTTAAGACAAAGAGGTTTCCAAAGCGCAGCAGCAAGAAGACAACAAGATTTAGCAAATCAAATGAATATCTCAAATTTACAATCAGGTTTAGGTGCAAGAGCACAAGACTTTAGTAGAGCACAAATATCTGGTCTAGGCACATTAGGTGCAGCACAACAAGCACAACAACAAGCAGAAATAGATGCAGCAAGACAAGCAGCACAGATGGCAATCGATGAACCAAGACAAGCATTAGCTAGATTTGGTCAAGGTATCGTAGGTTTAACACCAGGTGCAGGAACAGTTCAAGTGTCTCCAGAGGCAGCCACAGCACCAAGTGCTAGTCCTTTAGCTACAGCACTAGGTGTCGGATTAGCAGGTGCTGATATCTACGGTAGAATTTTTGGAGGTAGAAAAACTCCATAATGAGCAGAATATTAAAAAGACCAATGTTTAGAAGAGGCGGGTCTACCAATGATGGTATTATGTCTGGGTTAGTTGACAGAAAAAACTATAAATTTGGTAGCATGACTGAAGATCAGATTAGATCTAACATAGACATGTTAGTAGGACTACAAGATCAGTTTGCACCTCTACCTAAAACAAGATTACCTTTGGGTGAGGTTGGCCTTGCTCTTGCATCAGGTGCAGATCCAATACAAGCTTTAGGCATAGGATATAAAAAATTTGTAAGCGATGATGATAAAACAAGAGCTCTTAGAGAAAAAAGAAAATCAGCAGCTGTATCAACAGTCTTGGGACAAGCTCTTAAACCATCTAAAGATACAAGAACAGATGTAGAAAAGAAATTAATAGCAGCTGGATATATACCTGGAACTCCAGAGTATGAAGCAGCTATGTCTACTTTATTATTTAAAGATGTAAGACAAAGAGATGGGTTTAGACTATTAACTGGAGATGAGGTACAAAAACTTATAGAGAGCGGAATCAAGTTAGACCCTAGTAAAGCTTATCAAGTAAACATAGATAGAACTTCAAAAGATTTTAATAAAATATCTTTAGTTGGTGGCGGTGGAACGACAATACAAAATATTCTTCCTGGCGATCAAATTCAAGGAAAAGGTGAGAGAGATAAAATTATAAATCAAACAAATTTTGTCTCAAGGCAATTAAAAAATCTTGATACAATAGATAAGTTACTTGCAGAAGACCCTACTTTAGCAGGAGCTATAGGTGCAATTAGAAAATTTGCTTTTGACACATTGAGTTTAGGTAAAGATTTAAACATAGATTTAAGTGGACCTATCACACAACTTGGTGGCGAAGAACTTCTTCTTAATACAAATACTGCAAGATTAGAAGCTTTAGAAGACATACTTGTTCCTGCATTTGCAAGAGTTATGAATCCTAATACAAGAATAACTAATCAAATGTTAAATGAGGCTAAAGCTGCAATCAATCTTACTGGTTTAAAAGGATCTGATGCGGTTAGAGAAAAATTAAAAGAAATAAAAAGACAATTTGAAACTTATATAGATGATCAAAATAGATTGTTAGGAAAAAGTTTAACAGAGCCAAAAAAATTTAAAATTGTTAATGGTAAACTTGTGGAGCAATAATCATGGGTATAATTAATATAGAGGGTTTAGGTGAAATAGAAATTCAAGGAGATACTCCTACACCAGAGGAAGAAAAAGCAATTTTAGAGGCTTTAGGCGCAACAACAGATACCACAGACACTATAGAGACAGAAGATGTCGACACTAGTAAAGTGTCACCAGGTATAGGTGACGTGGAAAAAGGTTTAGAGACTGAATCAATAATTCCTCAATTAATGGAAACAGAACAAGCTGAAGGTTTAGATAAAATATTTTTAAGTAGACCTGTTTTTGAAGCAACGGGTGCTGTTTTTGGAGCAATACCTGGAACAGCTTTCGGTCTTCCAGGAACAGTTGCAGCTGGGACAGCGGGTGCTTCCGCTGGTGGTCAGTTATATGATATACTGCAGAGTTTTGTAATGAACGAGCCCACTGATTTTACAACGCAAGCTAAAAGATTAAAAGTAGATTTTCAAAGAGAGGCTATACTACAAAGTTTTTTTGCAAAAGTCCCTGGGTTACTTGCAGCAACAAGAAGACTTTTTTTTGGTAAGGCAGATGACTCGTTATATAATTCGGCTAAAAGATTAAACTATCCTTTAAGTTTAAGCGACGCTGGTAATATGATATCAAAAGGATACGGTCAAGTTATAGGTGTTTTTCCATTTGTTGGAGCTCCTATAAAAAAAGCTGCAGCTAAAAAAGCAACTTTTTTAAACAATAAAGCAATTGATACTTTAAATACTTTTGGTCCCAACGTAACTTTAACTAAGTTAGGCATAGACATGACAAAAGCATCTAAATCTACCTTTGATGAATTTAGAATCATATCAAGTTTTTTTTATGATGATTTTTATAAGTCAGTAGATAAATTAGGTA